AGGCACGGGAAGAGTGAGCTTGTTTCATATCTTGCTCCAGCCTGGTTTCTTGGGAAATACCCTCATAAGAAAGTTATTATGGCCTCGCATACAGCTGATCTTGCTGTTAACTTTGGTCGTCGGGTTCGTAACTTGGTTGGCAGTGATGCTTATAAAGATATATTTCCTGAAGTAGAATTGCAGGCTGACTCAAAGAGCGCATCAAGATGGGGGACAAATTATAATGGAGAGTATTTTGCAATTGGTGTGGGTGGTGCCCTCGCTGGTCGCGGGGCTGATTTGTTTATCATTGATGACCCACACTCTGAGCAGGATGCTAAGCTTGGACGAGCTGATGTATTTAAGCCTGCTTGGGAGTGGTTTCAGTCTGGCCCTCTTCAACGTCTTATGCCTGGCGGTGCGATCATCGTAGTGATGACAAGGTGGTCTAAGTTAGACTTGACTGGTGAAATTGTAAACCAGATGGTAAAGAATGAAGGTGTTGATGAATGGGAAGTTGTAGAGTTTCCAGCCATATTGAATGAAGGTACAGAAAAAGAAAAAAGTTTATGGCCTGAGTTCTGGCCGTTAAAAGAATTACTAGCAAAGAAAGCTGCATTAGATGTACGTTATTGGAATGCTCAATATTTACAAAACCCTACGTCAGAAGAAGGTGCATTGATTAAAAGGGAGTGGTGGAAGATATGGGAAGAAGAAGATCCACCTCAATGTGAGTTTACTATTATGGCACTTGATGCGGCACAAGAAGCAAATAACCGTGCGGACTATAATGCGTTGACAGTATGGGGCGTCTTTTTTAACGAAGAAACCAATAACTATAATATAATACTACTAAATAGCATCAAGCAACGACTAGAGTTTCCTGAGCTTAAAGAACTTTGTATACAAGAATATAAAGACTGGGAACCTGACGCATTTTTAGTAGAAAAGAAATCTAACGGCGCTGCACTCTATCAAGAGTTTAGACGTATGGGAATCCCTGTAGGTGAATTTACGCCAGGTAAAGGGCAAGATAAAATATCCCGTGTAAATGCCGTGTCAGATCTATTTAGAAGTGGTATAGTATGGGCTCCAGATAGACGATGGGCGCATGAGGTTATTGAAGAGTGTAACGATTTCCCAAGTGGAGCGAATGACGACTTAGTTGACTCAACAACGTTAGCATTGATGAGGTTTAGACAAGGCGGATTTATTAGATTACCAAGTGACGAACCTGAAGATATATACAGTTTTCAAGGTCGTGGTAAAAAATTATATGCATTATAGGAAAATAAATTATGGCAGATATAGATAAAAGTTTAAGTCAAGCTCCTTTAGGTTTAGAAGAGTTAGCACAAACACAACCCGATTTAAGTATTGAAATAGAAAATCCAGAAAGTGTTACGTTAGATGACGGTAGCATGGAAATTACAATTGTTCCTGGTAAAGAACATAACGATGAATTTAATGCTAACTTAGCAGAAGAGTTAGATGAAGGACAACTTACAGAATTATCTGGTGATCTTATTGGTGAATATGATACGGATATAAGTTCTAGAAAAGATTGGTTAACAACTTATGTAGATGGCTTAGAGTTACTAGGTCTTAAGATTGAAGACCGCACAGAACCGTGGCCCGGTGCTTGCAATGTATACCACCCCTTAATGACAGAAGCGCTGGTTAAGTTCCAAGCTGAAACTATGATGGAAACATTCCCCGCAGCTGGCCCAGTTAAAACACAAATCATAGGTAAGCAAACTCCTGAGAAAGAAGAATCTGCACATCGTGTCCAAGAAGACATGAATTACCAATTGACTGATATGATGCCTGAGTATAGACCTGAACATGAACGCATGTTATGGGGACTAGGTTTAGCAGGTAATGCATTTAAGAAAGTTTATTTTGATCCATCATTACAACGTCAAGTAGCGATGTATGTGACTGCAGAAGATATTGTAGTTCCATATGGTGCATCTAATTTAGAAACAACAGAACGTGTTACACACGTGATGAGAAAAACAAAGAATGAACTTCGTAAATTACAAGTTGCAGGATTTTATCGTGATGTAGATTTAGGCGAACCATTCTTAGATATTGACGAAGCTGAGAAAAAGATTGCAGAAAAGTTAGGATTTAATCCGTCAGAAGATGATAGATATAAAATTCTTGAAATGCATGTTAACTTAGATTTAGAAAATGGTGATAGTGAAGATGGTATTGCAGTACCTTATGTTGTAACAATTGAAAAAGGTACAAGTACTATTTTAGCTATACGTCGTAATTGGGATCCAGAAGATAAGTTAAAAGCTAAGCGTCAACACTTTGTGCATTACGGTTACATACCAGGATTTGGTTTTTATTGTTTTGGTTTAATTCATTTGATAGGTGCCTTTGCAAAATCCGGTACTATGATCTTACGTCAACTTGTTGATGCGGGTACTTTATCAAATTTACCAGGTGGTATGAAGTCACGTGGTCTTAGAATTAAAGGCGATGATACTCCGATTGCTCCAGGTGAATGGCGTGACGTAGATGTACCAAGTGGTGCTATCCGTGACAACATTTTACCTCTTCCATATAAAGAACCTTCACAAGTATTAAATTCATTGATGAATCAAATCATCGAAGAAGGTCGTGCATTTGCTAATGCTGAAGGATTAAAAGTTTCTGACATGTCAGCTAACGCACCTGTTGGAACAACATTAGCAATTCTTGAAAGAACATTGAAAGTAACGTCAGCTATTCAAGCTCGTATTTACTATGCGATGAAACAAGAGTTTAAACTTCTTAAAGGCATCATTCGTGATTACACACCACCAGAATATAATTATGATCCAGATGTAGGTGATCGTCGTGCTAAACAATCTGATTATGATGATGTAGATGTAATTCCAGTAAGTGATCCAAATGCAGCAACCATGTCACAAAAGGTTGTGCAATATCAAGCTGTTATGCAAATGGCACAAGCTAATCCACAAATCTATGATCTAGCAGAACTTAATAAACAAATGTTAGAAGTATTAGGCGTTAAGAATATTGGTAAACTTATTCCAGCTGCAGAAGATAGAAAACCTAAAGATCCTGTAACTGAAAATATGGCAATCATTAATGGTTCCCCTGTTAAAGCATTTATCTATCAAGATCATGAAGCTCATATTAAAGTTCATATGGCAGCAATGCAAGATCCTAAGATAGCAGCACTTATCGGTCAAAATCCTCAAGCACAAACTATTCAAGCAGCAGCTATGGCACATATTAATGAACATATTGCATTTGAATATAGAAGACAAATTGAACAAGAGTTAGGTGTTCCATTACCAGCTCCAGATCAAGTATTACCAGAAGATGTAGAAGTTCAAATATCTCGTTTGTCTGCTGATGCTGCTCAAAAACTATTAGGTAAAGATCAAGCTGAAGTTGCACAACAACAAATTGCTCAACAACAACAAGACCCATTAATCCAAATGCAACAACAAGAACTTCAAATTAAACAACAAGAAGTTCAAATTAAAGCACAAAAAGCAATGGCTGATATCCAACTTGAACAAGAAAAATTAATGCTTGAAAAAGCTAAGTTTGATTCTCAAGAAAAATTAGAAGGCGCTAAAATTGGTATAAAAGTTGGTGCAGATAAACAAAAAACAGAGATGGATGCTCAAAAATTTCAAGCAGAACAACAAGCACGTGGAGTTGAATTAGGTTTAGATGTTGCTAGAACTAATCTTGATCATGCACGCCGAAAAGAATTAACGCAAATGAATAAGGAACAAATACAACAACCCAAGGAGTAACACATGGACTCAACGCTAGAACTATTATTGTCTCGAATAGATGATCAGCGCAAAACAGTATTAATGAATTTGGCAGACGGAGCAGCAAAAGATTTTGCTTCATACCAAAATATGACCGGATATATTCGAGGTTTATCCGTAGCAGAAGGAATTATTAAAGACCTCGCACAAAGAATGGAGACGTTTGAAGATGAGTGAACAAATTCTTACGATGAATAAGAACTTGGTTGATGCTAATGGCCGACCGATTATTATTCCAACAGTAAATGAAGTAGATGCAGAAGATATACCAATTGAAGAAAGAGGTTTACAACTTCCAGACCCAAAAGGCTATAGAATTTTATGTGCAATTCCAGAAGCAGAGGAAACATATAAAGGTGGCATTGTTAAAGCAGCTGGTGCTAAATCTATAGAGGAACATTCGACTGTAGTTTTATTTGTAGTAAAAGTAGGTGACTTAGCTTATAAAGATGAAGTCAGATTTCCTACAGGTCCATGGTGTAAAGAGGGTGATTTTGTTCTAACACGTGCATATGCAGGTACTAGATTCAAGATCCACGGAAGAGAATTCCGCATTATTAACGACGATACGGTTGAGGGGGTTGTAGAAGATCCTCGCGGCTACACTCGCGCATAAGGAGTAATATATGGCTGACGTAAAAGATGGTGACATTGTATTTGAATATCCAGATGATGACGATATTCCAGGTAATAAAATATCTGATGAAAAAGAAATAAATTTAAAACAGGCTGAACCTAAAGAAGTTAAGGTAGATGCTAAAGCACAAGGGGATCTGGATCTAGAAATAGAAGATGATACTCCTCCACAAGATAGAGGTCGTGAACCTTTACCTAAAGAGATTGTAGAAGAAGTAGAAAATGATGATCTTGAGAACTATTCAGATAGAGTTAAAACTCGAATGGCTCAACTTAAAAAGATGCATCATGACGAAAGACGCGCTAAAGAAGCAGCTGATCGTGAGAGACAAGAAGCAATTAGATTTGCTCAATCACTTGTAGAAGAAAATAAGAAGTTAAAAACTACTTTATCTACAGGTGAAGAAACTTATGTTCAAACACTTAAAAAATCATTAGAGCAACAACTAGATTCCGCTAAACGTGATTATGGTGAAGCTTATGATATAGGTGATAAAGATAGTATTATTGAAGCTCAACAAAAGATGAATGATGCTCAACTTCGTTTGTCTCAAGTAGAGCAATATGCCCCTAAATTTAAAACTTCTTTACAAGAGGCTGAAAATGGGGTATATATACCACAAAATGAACAACCTTCATTTAAACCAGACGACAAAGCTTTAAGGTGGCAAGATAAAAACACTTGGTTTGGTCAAGATGAAGAGATGACAAGCCTTGCATTAGGCTTACATGAAAAATTAGTTAGAAGTGGTATAGATCCCGCATCTGACGAATATTATCGTCGTATCGATGGTACGATGCAAAAACGATTCCCAGAATACTTTGGGGATGCAACGCTAGACGAGGACCAACCCGCCCAGCGCACTAAACCTTCGAATGTAGTTGCTCCGGCAACGCGTAGCACCGCGCCTAAAAAAGTGCGTCTGACAAAGACACAAGTAGCGTTAGCCAAGAAATTTGGTCTAACCCCGGAACAATATGCAAGAGAAACTTTAAAATTGGAGAACGCAAATGGATAACAACAGACAAGATCGTGAATTACAAACAAGAGAAGAATTTCAAAGACCTGATAGCTGGAAACCCGCATCATTATTACCTGAGTTTAAAAAGGTACCTGGTTGGGCTTATCGATGGATTAGAACAAGTCTTCTTAACGATGCTGATAATCTAAATGTTTCTTCAAAAATGCGTGAAGGATGGGAACCCGTTAAATTAGCGGACCACCCTGAAATGAGAATAATGGTTGACCAAAACTCTCGCTTTAAAGAAGGCGTTGAAATTGGTGGACTATTATTATGCAAGATTCCAGAAGAGTTCGTTGCACAACGTAAGGCTTACTATGAAAACAAATCAAAACAGCAAGCCGATGCAGTTGACAACAGCTTTATGAAACAGAATGATCCTCGTATGCCTCTCTTCGCAGAGTCAAAAGCAACGACTTCATTCGGTAAAGGTAAATAATATAAACATTTAAGGAGATTAAAATGGCATATCCAACCATTAACAGTCCTTATGGTTTTGAACCAGTTAATCGTTATGATGGTATTCCTTACGCCGGGGCAACTTTACAGATCCCAATTGCGTCAAGTTACAATACTCCAATCTATAACGGTTCTTCAGTAAAAATCGTAGCGGGCGGCACATTAGAATTATCAGGCACTACAACTTCCGGTACTATTATCGGTGTGTTCATGGGTGTTCAATACGTTAATTCATCAGGCCAAACAGTTCAAGCTCAATACTACCCAGGTACTAGCGTTACTAACGCTGTTGCTTACGTAGTTGTTGATGCATCAGCTGAATTCAAAGTAGCATTAACAGTTTCAGGCGCTCCTACAGTAGTAGTTGGTGCTAATGCAACTATTGTTGGTACAAACTTAGCTGAAATTCAAAACGGTACTGGCTCAACATCAACAGGTAATTCACAAGCTTCATGCGTGATTCCTGCTAACGGTGCTGGATCAACAACAACATTACCATGGAGAGTAGTTGCAGTAGTTCCTGACACAGCTTATACATCAGGCTCTACAGTACTTTATCCAGAAGTACTTGTAAAAATTAACAACCCACAGTTGACTGCCCTTACCGGCGTTAATTACGTAGCTTAACTAAGGAGAACATAACATGGCTATTTCACGTGCACAGCTCCTAAAAGAGCTATTACCAGGACTTAACGCGCTATTCGGTTTAGAGTACAAGCGTTACGGAGAAGAACATAAAGAAGTTTATGAAACAGAGACTTCAGAGCGTTCATTCGAAGAAGAAACAAAACTTTCAGGTTTCTCAGCAGCACCAGTCAAAAACGAAGGCACAGCAATCGCTTATGACAATGCTCAAGAAGCTTGGACAGCTCGATACAATCATCAAACTATCGCTCTTGGCTTTTCTTTAACAGAAGAAGCTGTAGAAGATAAC